CGTGGGCTTTTAACAACTGCGCCTGGTCTTAATTCAAACATACGCTTTTGACCGTTAAAATAAAACGAGTGAGCTGTAAAATTCAAACGACCATTCGCTTCCGTCCAGTATTTCAATCCGTCGTCTGCTCTCGAGTTTCGGAGCATGTTAGGTCCACCGACCGTCGAATACTTGGCTACCTCGACTTGAAAAAGTTGATTAGTCAGAGCCATGCGAGCAACCTTATTCGAAATGTCATTCTCGTTGCTACCGATAATCCTCTCATAGAGTTTGCTTGTTTCTTGTACACGCTGAAAATCTACAAGATTAGCTTTGCCGTCAAGTTGAGAAGATAAGCTTGTGAATCGGCCATCTACTGATTGCTTGTACCCAGCGATTTGAGTAGCAATTTGGCCATTCGTTGATGTCTTCACTTCCTCAATCCGTCGCTCGATCCCACGAATTCCTTCTTGGTAAGTATTCTTGCCGACATATCCATCAACGACCTCGTTTTTTAATTTGGTTATATCAGCGGTTGCCTGCTCGCTGATTCGCTTAGCCTCTTGAGCTAGCAAATTACCTGCGCCAGCGTTTCGCAAGGCTTCTTCAGCCCTGCGTTTGGCTTCTTGTAGAGGGCCATTGTTAAAACTATTGAAGCGCTGGTCAATAGTGTCAGACAGTTCTCTCTTGACTTCTTCAGCTCTGGCTTTGGCCAGTTCAATACCGTCAGAAATTTCCTGTCTAAGCAATCCAGCCTTATGATCAAAGTCTAAGTCAGCATTTTGAAGAGCCTTTTCAAGGGCGACTTCTTGTGCAGATTCTGTTACTCCAAGGATGGCATCAGCTGCGCTAGATAGCCCACCAGAAACTCTAGAACCACCAGTGCCTGCCTTATCGTCGAAAGTCAGAGAGATGTACTCTTCTTTTAAAGCATCGAACTCATAAGCAACAGCTTTCTTGAATACATCAACATTATGCTTCCAGCTCTTAAGGTTGACTGTATCACCCATATGAACTACTTGACCATCAAGTTCATAAGCTTCAATCTTGATAGCATCAGAGACCTTGTCAATGCCTTGATTTGTAAATTTAGCCTGTGCCCATTTCTGCAACTCTTCAACAGTTTTTGCGTTGTTGTTCTCATACTCTTTTTCATTGATATAAGGGTATGAGTTAATAAGAGGACTATCAACACTCACTCTGATAGTTGTTTCTTTTTCAGCACCTTCAGGTTTAAAAGTCGATTTAGCATGAATTCTTGTGACAACATTCTGACTGTTTTTTGTGCGTTGATAGTCCTTCAGATTCTTGTGTGTCGTGATAACAACACCACGATTCTCACCACGATTCTTTTTGACAGTCATCGCAAAGTTATCACGAACCAGCTCGCCTTCCCATGTACCAACTATACTGTGCTTACCGTCCAGCAATACAGAGTACAGAGTTTCTGTTTCAGTCATGTTGAAGGTCCTACGATCCTGGATATCGCTATTGAAAGAAAAATCCCCCAAAGCAGTTTTAGTGTTTTGAACCATGCGAGAAAGAGCCATGCCACAGCTCTGACTAGTCACACTCATTGGTGTGATAGATCGTTGCATCACATCGTCTGAAATGTGATAGGCTGTGATTTCCAGATGGTCATTGTGCTCGACAGGTTTCTTGATGCGAAATAGCTGCGCTCCTAAAACTGGAGTCGGAGCCTTTATCAACATATCTTCTTGGATGAGTTGATAAATACCAGAGTCAGAAATAGGATATTTTACAGTTAGGGTGAAATCGCCATTCATGGTTTCTTTCACAATCGCTGAAGTCGCTTCATGAAGTGGCTCCCCGTTCCAACGAACAGTCCTCACATCTTTATTAAGTAAATAAAGCAATTATGCCCACCCCCAAACCGTTTCGATTTCAAGCGATTGAATACCTTGACCTAGAACAACCCCAACATTCTTCACTTTCGCTGGATCAACTGTGATAAAATCCCCTGACCATTTCACTGGCTTCCCTGTTGTCGTTTTAAGGCTAGGATTGTCAGGATTGTTGACCATCACAAGTGATTCAGTAAGCCTTTCAAGCCTAATGACCTGACCAGCGATTGTAAACGAAGTTTCAGAAGCGCTCTGACCAACGATTGTGATTTTAGGAAATGCAAGAGCAGAACCTTGAACAGTCAAAGTCCCGCTTCTTGTCAATCTCTGTGTATCGGTGTCTTTAAAGTATTTGGTAGGGTGGCAAGTGAAAGTTGCCTTGGTCATGTAAAGACCAGGTTTCACTTCTTCAAGGTCACTTACATTGACCTTATAACACCAAAGACGAGTTATTTTGACTCGCTCACTCTCTAGCCAGAACTTCTCACGGATGAACAGACTCATAAATTGGTTCATCTGTTCTTCAGTAGGTTTAACCAAGTAAATCGTATAAGTTTTCTTGACCAATTCCCTATGTTTGTTCGTCTGAACGATTGCACCACTGATACCGCCATGCTCCAAAAGAGCTGTCTTGCTGTCTCCCAGAGCGATTGAGGGAGAATCATGGACAATGACCTTAAAGGGAAAAGACGATGTTTTCACACCGTCAATCACAAGCTCATTATGTTTTACCATGCAACCCCTCCTCTCAATTGTGTCTTCCGTTGCAACTCGTCAGCAATGCGCTGAGCCACCTCATCAGCAATCCGACTGATGTCAGATTCTTCTCTTACAGTGTTACCAGTAATGGTAATGTTGATGGTGGGTGAAGTTCCACCCATTGTCTGAGCGATACCTCGACCAATGGCACCAAGTGTTTTGTCATTGAGTGGTAATACCGCTTCATTCCCAGCTTCACCACCAACCATAAGATTATTGCCATTCATTCCGAATATTGTCGGTTTCGTCATGATACCACCTTTGGCATACCATTCGATGCTGACGCTTGGCACACCTTGACTTATCCAGTCTAGTGGATTGGCTGAACCACTTACAGAAAAGTGAGGTAGTGGTATGTGTGGCCAACTAATGCTGAAGTTGAACAATCCTTTGATGGTATTGATAGCCGTACTGACAAGGTCTTTCGCCCCGTTGATAGCACTACCAATAGAATTTTTAATCCCATTCCACACACTTGAAACAGTGCTTGAAATACCATTCATGATATTTCCTATAGTTGTGGAAATACCTTGCCATGCCGTTGAAATGATGCTTGAGATTGAAGAAATTACTGTTGAAACAATTGATTTAATCGCTTCCCAAACCACTGACATGGTATTTTTGATTGTCTCCCATGCTCCTGACCAATCTCCATTAATCACTTGCATGATGGCAGTTATGATTCCTTGAATGACTGATATCGCAGTCTGCACAACTGTTTTAAGCACCTCCCAAACTAATGAGACGCTTGTTTGCATGTTTGTCCACATCGCTTCAAAATATGGAACCAGATATTCCATAGCAACTTGAATAACAGTGGTAATGATGTTAATAGTCGTACCAATTATTGTAGAGATAGTCTCCCAAACAATCTTAAAGGTGCTTTCAATAAGCGCTTGGTTCTCGTCTATCCATTCAGTGATCCCGCCAAATACAGAAATAATAAAATCTGAAACATTCTGGATGGCTGTGCTGATTGCGGTTTGAATAGCACCCCAAACCGTGTTGACAATCTCCATAATCCATGTATGATTAGATTCCCACCAAGCAATCATCCCTCCAAAAACATCCTGAATAACCTTATCAATTCCAGTAATTGCTAAAGTTATCAAGTATGACATGATGTTCCAAACGTAGCTAGCTGTTTTTAGAATGTCTTCTTGATTGGTTTTCCACCAATTCGTTAAAATCCCCCAAACGTCTTGAACTACCGTACTGATTGCTTGAACAACTGTGAGGACAGTCGTTGAAATAGCATTCCAGACAGTGCTCGCGATATTGTAAATCGTATCTTGATTATTCTTCCACAAAGCTAACAGGGCATTCCAAATCGTTTGAACGATTTCTAGTATAGAATGTATAGCTGATGAAATAGCGCTCTTGATACTTTCCCAAGTGTTGATTACAAAATTCTTAAAGGTCTCATTGTTTTCCCACAATTCCTTTAATCCGATGATAAGTAGTGTGATGACGGCTACAACTCCCAAAACTGTTCCGATTATTGGAATAAATGATCCAATAAGTCCAAGAACTGTTGTTTCCATTGCAACCGCTGCGACCTGTACGGCTAGAAAAATTGGTAGCAAGGCCCCTACAACTGCTAAAAGACCAACAAATACAATGATTGCTTGTTTAATCGGAGCGGATAAGTTGCTGAACCAAGTTGCGACCTGGTTTACAATTTTCCCTAGTGCTTGAAAGACTGGTATCAACATTTCAAGGATGGGTTGGCCAATCACAGCGAGCGCGTTGGTTCCTGATTGCTTCAAGTTTCCCATCACGTTCTCGAGTCCGTCAGCTTCCCTCTGAGCCTGCCCAAGAGCTCCTGAAAGTTTATTCCCGTCTTCAACCATCTGAAGCAAAGTCAATTGTTTTTGAGCTTCGCTTAGGTCCTTGAATGATTTGCCATACAGTTTATTTGCAGCGGCATTCCTAGTTGTTTCCGTTGCAGAAATCCCAAGAGCTGCATCGTTTGCAAAGTTTCCTTTCAGAAAAGATTGTAGGCTTTCTGATACGCTCTCGATGGACTTGTCGTAAAAAGCTGCGCCATCTGCTGCGGCCCTAGTTGCACGAGAAGTAAGGTCAAGTGCTTGCGCAGTGTCTAGTCCTGAAGTTTTTGCAAATGAAGCCATTTGAGTGAATGAGCCTTGCAAGCGCTCAGGTACAATGTCCATTTCTTGACCAATGGCATTCAGCGATTCCCTCGCTTGAGCTTCCATGTCGCCAAAAACAGTTGTGAATTGTGCATTGCTTGCTTGAATTTGAGCCGCTGCTTCAATAGATGAAGCCCCTACTTCCAAGATTTTTTGGGACAACTCTGCCAATTTCTCACTCGTTCGCTGAAGTGCTTCTGCTCGGATAGTGTTTGACATTGCTGTCATTCCGTCTTGAGCGTTATCAGCAGACGATTTAGTTTGGTTCATCTCATTGTTGAGATGATTTAATGCAGTCTTAGCTTGATTCAGTTCAGACTCCATTTTATTGGCTTGTGTGGAATTTTCACCAAATTCTTTTTTTGTAAGCTCCAGTTGTCGCTCTAAGTTTGAAATCTGCTTATTGACAATATCAGACTGTGCGCCAATCTTTTTTTGGGCAAGAGCATTTCTCTCGGCTTCACTAGCGTTTGAACCTAAAGCACTTTCTTGCAGTTTAAATGAACTTGTCACCTTCTCCATCTCGGATGCTAGTTGGCTCTGTTCATTCTGCAAGTTGTTTAGCTTACTGATATTGTTCTCTGTCGCTTGACCGTTTCCAGATAATGCCTGATTCACACTTGCAAGCTTACCCTCATATCCTTTTAGGACGTTTTGAGTAACTTCGACTTCGCGTTGAAAGGCACGGTACTGATCAGCACCAATATCACCATTTTTGAACTGCTGTTCCACCTGAGACTGAGCTTGTCTCAAAGTTTCCAGTTTCTCCTTAGTCGTCGCAACTTGCTTTTGCAAGACTTCTTGCTTCTGAGTCAGGAGCGTCACATTCCCTGTATCAAACTTTAAGGCCTTGTCAATCTGTTTCAACTCCTGACTTGCGTCATTAGCAGCCTTATTGACATTTTTCAGCGCCTTCTGTAAGGGTTGCGTGTCGCCATCAATTTCAATTTTGATACCTTTGATATTTCCCGCCATATTTCCTCCTTTCTCAAAAAATAGAAAAGCGCTGAGAGACCTTCTACGACTGATAATGCAGTCAGGACAAGGAACTTGACCTCAGAATCACTCTCTCAGCACTCATTTTTTTATTTAAAAACTGTCAAAATCAGCTTGCGTGGCCTTCCGTTCGCCACCTTTGTCCTCGCTCCGTAAATTCACATAATCCGTCTGATAATCTAGAGCCATTCCGATTGATATGTGCTTTAGATCATCGATAGACAGACCAGTTTCTTTACAGCAGGACAGATAAGACTCTACCGTGAAGATTTCTTCGCTAGCTGATTCTGATTCATCTGGTGCTTTTTTGTCGTCATGCTCGCATTCAGCATTTCCATCAACACAGGACCAACTTCCTGAATAGGAAAGACTTCCATTTCCATGAAGAATTGTTCATAAGGCTTGATGTGAGGATTTGCAGATTTAGCAAAGGTCCAAAAAAGACGGTTGAAAAAGGTCATATCAAACTCTTCTAGCATTGAAATGTCAATGTCAGTCGCTGTCAATTCTTTTTCAGCTTCCAGTTTGTTCAATTCATTCATGAATGATTGATTTTTCAACATTGAGAACAAATCTTGGAAATAATCTTTCCCAAATTGTTGCTTGTAGGCGATAGGAGTATAGCCATTAGTGCCCAACTCATACTCCTGATCACCAACCAAAACGATTTTACGCATAGATCTTCTCCTTAAGCTGCAACGGCAGTAGGTTCATACACTTTCTTGAACCAGTTGTCATAAATTTCTTTATTATCAGCTGATGTGATAGAACGTTTAACAACTGAATCCAGAGGACGAGGACTTGCCTTAAAGCCAAGTTCACGCTCGTTGACGTTTGTACCATTTTTGGTTTTTGATCCATTGCCTGGACGGCTTGCTGAACAGTAGTAAAGGACGTGACGTGTTTTATTCTTGTCCCCTGAAAATTCAAACATCAAGGCAAATGATGTGAATTCTGCATCAGCTTTTTCAGTCAAAACACCCGTCTGAGCATCTTTGATTTCACCCAAAATCTTAGTCGCAAACATTTCAATAATGTGAGAGATTTTGAATTTCCCTTCATACCCTTCATTTGAGTTCATGAAGTGATAATCGATGTCATCTGCTTTGATTGGTGTTGATTCACCCTTTGGATCCAATGTCAATTCCATTGCCCCAGGGAAGCGGAAAATCTCATCGTAAGCAATCACTCCATCTGCACCAATTGATTTGATTGGCGCAACGTGAACATTTTTTAAACCAAAGGTTACTTTATTTTCTTGAGTCATGTCATTCCTCCTTAGTATAGATAGACTGTATAAGACTTGACATAGAGTCTTTCAGTCTCGATAAATGTTTCTTCTTGAACTTCAAAAAAGAGCTCGTGGGTTGCCCACAGCTCTTCCAGACGTTCTTCCAAATCTTCATCCTTATTCTCAAAAGCCAGCTCAACTGTCACGCTCTTAATCTGATGATTAACCGTGTTGTCAGCTGCATTGATGGCTGGACTCGATTCATAATAGATCAGGTAAGGTAAGTCAGGAGCGTTCCCAGTTTTAAACGCTCGATAAGTGACAGGCAAGTTTGTCTGTTCCAAAATAGCAGCAAAGTCTGATAGCTTCATTTCCCAATCTCCTTGATACGCTTCTCAAAGTTCTGAATTGCTTTTTCTTCAGCTGGCTTGATGTGGACGATACCAGCGACACGACCACCATTTCTTGAAAGGTGTCCGTTCTCAAGTATGTGAGTAAGACTTGCAACTGCGTTGAAAACGACAAAAGAGCCATTGGCCAGCTTCTTCTTTTTCCAACTTCTACGATACTTTCCGTACCGTTTCGGACTTGTATCTTTCAACTCATCCACAGTCTCATCAGCAACTTGTTCTGCAATCTTATCCACTTCTTCAGTAACCTCATCAGAGTAAGCTGCAAGCTCTTTCGCTATCAAATCAGCAAGGCCATTACTCATTTCAATACCTCTGATAAAGTCAACTCTAAAATTTCAGAATCGATAGGATAGGTTTTCAAGATACGATATTGCTTGCCTTCAAATTTCGCAAACTCCTGATTCTCATACTCAAAATTTCGAACCTCAACGACCAAGCTCGGTTTTAGACCTGCCTGATTTGCTTGATAAAATTCAGAGCGAGTAACCTTCTTTTTCCGACATAATAGAGTAACTTCAATTTCTTCAGAGATTGGTTGTAGTAGCTTATCCTTACCCGTAACTTTCTTAGATATCAGCGTGATTTCATGATTCCACATTCTTGACCTCTTTCTTTGATGTTATCTGTAAATTATGCAGTCGCCACTGAAGGTGACGTGGCATATCCACCCCACCCTCATAGCGATAAGCAGCATAGTCAACGATAAACATTTCATGGTCAGCACGCTCACCGACAAGCTCAATACCGAGATTATCGGTCAATTCAGTGATGACACTTGAAATGATTTTTTTTAACGGCTTGTCTCTCAAGTCGGTTGAAATACCCAACTTAAGCTTCAGCAATTCTAAAAGCTGACCTTCGTTCATGTTTACTCCTCAACTTCCTTAGCAGGCTCTTCAGCAGTTTCCTCAACTGTTTCTTCCTGTTCAAATGCGGGCTCTTCTTTCACTTCTTTGGTTTCAGGAGCTGGCTTTTTAGGTTCATCATCTCCCAAAATGTCAAGGAAGATGGACCCAGCAGTGTTGGCACCAGTCAAAAGGCCGTTGGTAAAGCTATCTGTTGGTTTATATCCTTCACGAGGGAAGATATCGCCAACAGCATAGTCATGTTTTTCAGGATCAGCCAAGTCCTTGAAAGGACGGATTACTTTATAGCTCATACGCTACCTCCTTAAGCTACTGCGTCAGTGTAGGTTCCGAATACCCCCGCATCTTCATCTGTCTTCTGGATATCAAAACGAAGGTATGATGCAAGGTTCTTACCAAATTTATGATTATCTTCCCAATTCACGGTCAATTCCATACGGTCAAACAATGTAAGGAAGTATTCGACATCACCGATGAAGAATTTCATTTCACCTTCTTGACCTAGTAGTGTATCCTCAACTGGATAAATTGTTTTACCTGAGAATGAATATCCAGTTGGTGAAGTGATGTCGGGCTGCATCATGTAACGGCCATCTTTGTCCTTAATCTTATCCAGTGCATTGAACATGGTATCTGTAACAACAAGTGATTTTTTGTAGACAGATGAAATTTTAGTGTTTAAAATGTCCTTGATTCCATCAAGTCCACTAGCGTTTACAACTTTTGCGGATTTCATAACATCCGCAACAATTGCCAATTTTGTTTGTTCGTCTTGGTCTTGGATATCTTCTTGAAGGATTCCAATGAGATCGTATTGCGCATCTTCAATAGCTTCACGAGAGATAGGAAGTTCCCCACGATAAGTCTTGATTTTGTAATCAACTTCCGTGATTTTTGTTTTTCCTAATTCTGGATTTTCTTCAAGTTCTCCAACTTCAGTCATTTTGCGATTTGATTTCTTCATGACTGGATAAGAACCAGATCCACTTGTTACTTTTACAACATGGATTAGGTTAAGTAAAGGGTTCTGACGTTCAGGTGTTTTTTGTGGTTCCAAAACCTCTTTCGGAATGATCGCTCCTACATCTGTTGTTTTAACACCTGCGCGTTTTTGTCCACGAGAGCGGATGAATTCTAGTACTGCTTCACGTTGTTCCAATTTTTGTCCTCCACGATGTTCTTTGCTTGGGTAAGTCGGGGCTTTGCGATTCAATTCTTCAACTTGATTTTTCAAATCTTCGATTTCTTTTTCAAGTTGTTCTTTTTCTGCTTCCTTTTCATCCAATTCTTTCTGGATGTCTTCAAGGTTCTTTTCAACTGCTGAAACTTCTTCATCAGTTCCAGCTTGTTCCAATTTAGCAGCTTCAAGTTCTGAGCGCTTGTTCAATTCTTTGATTGATTCTTCAAGCTCTACCACTTTGTCTGCTTTGTTGCGCATACGAGCGCCTAAAATCAATGATTTGTGCATAGGTTAAATTTCTCCTTAATTTCTTTCTTGCGCTTGTCCAGCGCTTCACGATTGGCACGTTGTTGAGTTTCAAAGTCTTTCTGTCGTGCAGCAATTTCCGTTTGTGGATAAGCTGGGAAAGTACATGGACTCACTTCAAAGATTTCTAATTCCAAGATAGTGTCCAGGTACGAACCATCTGCTTGCTCTTCCGTATTGATTTTGATTGGGATGAAGCCAAAACTACATCCAATCACATCGCCACGCTGAACACGAGCATAGGCCCCAACAGCTTGCGGATCATCTTTGTTGATGATGATATCACCGTAAAGTCCGATTTCATCAACTCCCAAAATGACTGTTCCGTTACCAGTACGACCAAGCACCAAACTATCATCATGGTTAAATAATGCCCTGATGTCAGCTCCTTTGATGGCTTTTTCAACACCCTCACGTTTGATTACCTCAAAGTAGCCTGGCCATAGTTCAGTAACTTCATCAAACTTGATGAAGTACCCACTCAAAATCAAATCACCGCTGTCGGCTTCTTCTCGTGTCTTGAATTGAGCAGTACGATAACTATTCCGTTTGTTCATTCTCTTCCTCACCCCCTTTCAGTTTCTTCTGGTCCCCAAGCCTATCTTGTGGAATGTAGTTTTCAAGAGCAAGGAGCTCATCCATATCAGGATCAGGCGGCATCCCAAGCCAATCCCTCCACTCATTTCGACGCATTGCCATGCTTTTAGTCATCTGTTCAGCAACTGATGACAATTCTGTAATGTCATACGAATAAAGCGAGCGAGCATTCAGTTTGAAATACCGATTGTTTGAAACGAGTAAGTCTCTAGTTAAGGTCTGAGTGATTGTTGTAGCAATACTCATGACCGTTGTATTGACAAAGTTGTTGTATTCTTCTTTGTCAAAGCTACCAACTCCTAAAATAAAAGCTGGAACTCCCAAAAGTCCAGCAACTGTTTTCTTGTCAATTTCAACAGATTCATTGATAGCAATATCTTTCAGACTGAGTGGCTTGACCTGTTCTACACTCAACAGAGCATCTGGAATAATCCACGGCTCACCCGCTTGACTAGTGCTAAGATATTTCTTCGCTACTTTGTCTCTACCTTCTGGAGTCCCTAAATCTCCACTTGAAGAATCAACCTTAACAATTAGGCTAGGAACATTTTTGCCATTCATAAAGCCTTTTTTAATTTGAGTAGCAAGGTTTAAGTTCCTAACAATATCTCGCAGAGCAAGCCTGTATCCAGTCCCTATAAATGGATTATCTGGATCTGGATTGATTACAAAATGCACGATTTCGCTTGGGTTGTAGTCTATACCACGATAATTCACGATATAACCAACATCATCACTTTTAAAAGAAACTTCACTCATTGCGAATGGTCTTAGGTTCAAAATATAATCATTCACAGGATCATATTCGACATGAAGAACCGAATTTCCGTCACCAAATAACAACAGGTCACGCACAATCTTGAAAATCCAAGTCTTGCGAGTCATATTTTCACATGGGTTTACATCAATCTTGCGAGCTAGCCCGTCTTTTATTCGAATGTCTCCTTTGTCGGTATTCTCCATCAAATGAATGGTCATGTTAGATACCATGTCAGCAATCTTGTTAACTGCTGCAATCACATCAGGATTGCGGGCCAAAGGCACATAGCTATCACCGTCGATATAAAGCCCAAAATCTGAATGAGTGATAACATTCGTTCCACCTCGACTCTTACCACGTTTCAAAAACCTATCTAAAAGCCCCATCTTTTCTCACCTCCTTTCTCTAATCAAAGAAGCTCATCACATCGCTATTCTTACCAAGATTAGCAAGAGCCTGTATACAAGCAAAGACGCTGGCATCGAACAAGTCAATTCTTGCAGTACCACCGTCACCGTCTAATTTTTCATATTGCACAGCATCGTCCACCTTTTCAATTGCTCTAACGTTACTCACACAGTATTCGTAAGCATCCGAATGAAGATAGTAAAACTCTTTATTCTTAACTTTGAACTCAATCCGTCTAAATCCCTCTGATTTCAGATAAAAAAGCTGAGGTTGGTCAATCATCTTGAACCGAGCTTGTTTCATCTTCGTCAGAAACTCACGGCCAAACTTCCTATCCATTCCGACAGCAGCAATCTTGAACCCTTTCTCTCTCATCTTGATAAACCATTTGACAATATCATCATAGAGGACGGTCGGAGTGTTGCTCATCGTCAGCCAACCATCAGACTGCCACCCAAAGAGTGGAATCCCGTCATCGTTAGCTTTCTTCTGAGCATTTACACGAGGAAAGAAAGCATGTGTGATACAGATATCAACATCTTTCTCGCCGTCATGATAGACACCGTAAAGAGCCGCAGCTGTCAAGTCATGCAACCTTGACAAGTCAGCTCCACCATACCACTGAATAGGCAAGCGTGCCAGTTCTTCCAAAGTCCAATCGTAACAACTGTCTGAAGCAATAAATTCATCAGGATTGAAATAAGCATTCATCGAGTTAGTGAAGACATTCAAAGTCTTGTTAAAAAACTCATTTCTAGTCTGCGGATCATTCATAGCTTGCTCTGCTTCTTCTTTCAGAGCCTTGAGCGATACCGTCACACCCCACGAAGGATTGGCCATCTTTAGGATGTTCTCATCCAGATAGTCCACTACATCCCCATCAGCAGATTGATTGGCCTTACAGATGAAGATAAAAAATGAATCGTCAGTGACCAATTGCTTGAGCACTTTTTGACAGTATTTCAGACGGTTAGCGAGGAAGCCAGTAGGAATATCCCCAGCTGTAGAGATAACAAAAAGCATACTGTTACGGTATGCTGACATTGTTTTCTTCATAAGACCGTACTTCTTGCTGTTTCTAGCCGTGTGAGCTTCATCAAAGATGATAACATTCCCATTCAACGAGTCCAAACGGCTTTCATCATTGGCCAGTGCCTGGATAAAGAAAGAACCCTCAACACCAAAATTAGCAGTGATAGAGTGTTCTTGGTTGTTATCCTTGATACGAATGTTCTTGTCATTCCATCGCTCTACATTGAATTTTAAGAATCCAAAGGCTTCCATCGCTTGCTTGACCGAGTTGGCCACGATGTAGCATTTTGAACCGCTATCTGTATCTAATATCTGATAAGCTAGAGCGATTGCAGCAGTAAATGAGGTCTTCCCATTCTTCCGAGCAAGCATGATAAGCGCTTCTTTGAACCTGCGCTCATTCGTACCCTTATAGTAAAACCCAAACAGATTCACAACTACAAAATGTTGCCACGGTTGCAAGAGTAATGGTTTGTTACGGATAGATACCGCAAACATATCATCGCCCTGTTGATGGACTATCGTGTGCTCGATAAAGTGAACAACGAAATCAACGATTTCCTCATCCATTTCAAACTCAGGATTTTCAAGATCACGCAAGAAACGTTCAGCTGCAAGAATGTTCTCCTCACAATGTTCCTCTCTGTGAGATATGACGTGCTGAGCATACTCTTTCGCTTTGCCAAGATTACCCATTGCCAGTCACTCGCTTCTTCTTGATTTCGTTCTTGAACTTCAGGACCTCAGTAAGAACTGAATCACCTTCTTGTTCTACTACCTCACCTAGAGATTTCGGATTCATCATCAGCTGATTGGAGTAACTGAGGATGTCTTTCCTCAAAATTTCCATCGCTGTCAAGATTGGAACTTTGCGCTCATTCTCAGCACCAGCCTTATTGACGTAGGTGTCTGTTACTGGATAACCCATATCAGCATAATCTTGAGCAAGTTTCTGATACTGATATAGCATCCCTGCAAAGATGTCAATGATCATTTCAAACTCTTTACGATAAGTGCCCAAGTCTTTCATCTGCTTGACCACTTTTGACTTAATCGACTTTGCTGTAATTGGTTTAGCCAAAAACTACCTCCTTTCGTCAAAATTGCTTAGTTTTTACCCCCTTTTTGTTTGAAGGCCTCCGACTTGGAAAAAGTTCCCTTC